TTACAAATCCCATATTTCCCAAGCACCCTCACGTCCCGGTTTCTGATGCCACAGGGCGCCTTCATATTGAGCGCCCTTGGTGTCCAGGAAATACCACCAGTCTCCTTCTATGAACTGCCAGCCTGTAAGCATCATTCCTTTCTCATCGAAATAGTACCAATGCTTATTGATATCTTTCCATCCATGGGCGTTTTGTCCGTCTCTAAGTCTATAATACCATTTCCCTGATACATAAACCCATTTTTCCTCAGCTTCATATGCATCCGGAATCTCATAGACTGCTTCTACATGTCCAATCTGCAGAGGTCGTGATGGGTCATTACCAGCAAACAAGAGCTGATCCCCCACTTTCAGCAGCTCCGGATTCTGAACATGTCCATTCACTATCTTTACTGGAACTGTCTCAAAGAGTCTTGAATAATAGATGCCTGCGGTATTCAGCGTGCCTCCCGTAGCATAACCTACCTTATTCAGGGAGAGCATCTGAGAAGATGAGCAGTCTGAATAGTAGTTCCCCTTATAAGGAACAAAGCAGTACTCCCGCAGGTTCTGGTTATAATAGTTTCTCCCCAGGATGGACCGATAGGTATCATGGTATACTTTTCTTCCTGCATCAGTAATATCCTTCAGGCGCCGGACGCATACCAGACCTTTTCTCACTCCATTAGATGCTTTCTGTCCATATCTGGATGCAAGATACGCATACATATTCTTTGTCGATGGTCTCCCGCTGCCATGCCCACAAATGATGATGTTGCTTTCCTTGATCATATTCTCCTCCTAAAAACAGCGGGAACCGAAGTCCCCGCCGATTATCTTTGATCGCTTAATTATTAATTTCCCTTGCCGGTCCTGTTCCTTTTCTCTTCTCCGCGGACATTTTCCGGATAAGCTCTGCCTCCGCGGCCTGTGCCGGTCCCAGAGCCGGGAGAACTAAGTTAAACTCATCATCTGTCATTAAGTCGAATTCCTCCGTCTTAAACGGTCCTCCGGCCTGGACTCTTTCTTCAAAGTCTGCACTTCTCTGTGTAATCTTTTCCTCCATACTGTTTCCTCCTTAATCCATATAATAGTTATCCGTACTGATTTTTAAGACCGCTCCCATAAACAGGTCTACAGCAGCAATCGTGGATACCACCTGTTCCCCACATGGCAGGCCCCATATTCCTGCCAGCGCTCCATACAGAGCGCCTGCCGCCGGCAGGACAATCTGCGCGATGTACTTTAATACATCATATGTTTCATTGGACATCCGGAACATTTTAGGATCACCTCCTATGCAAACTTGTGCTCTTTCCAGCACTCATCATAGATACCACGGATATGTTTAATAGCCTCAACAGCTTTGTTATTCTCAAATCTTGGATGATCTCTGCAGAAAAACTCATATGTCTTTATGTCTTCCAATATCTGTTCAAAATACTCTTTCGAGTGTTTCATATTGTTATATAACTCATCGTCAAATCTAAGGATCCGCGTCCGGCTGGTTATGGCTTTCTGTTCTTCCAGCTGATATGAAAGATTTTCTACTTTCGTATTCATCTTGTTTACTTCATCAAGCACTTCCTTTATCTGCGGCTTCTGGACTATGTTGGTCAAAAATGCCCAGAAGCCCGAAGAGGCAAACACGGCAAGAATAAGTGTCATAATCTGTTCGTTCATATATTTTGGCCTTTCTTGTATTCTTTCCTTAGTTTTCTTCATTATAAAAAAGAAGGTGGTGGGGTTTCCCCCACCACACACGGCTGTATTTTCAGTATCACTTCTCTTTCCAGGACTTGAAGGCATCATCATCTTTGTACAGTTTCTCCCCCTTATAGGTGAGTTTCTCCAGCTGCCGCATCATCTTCTGGCGCGTTGTCGCATCAGCATTGATGAATTCTTCTTTGTAAGCTTTCGTGATCTGACTCTTCAGAGTGCTCGGTTTTACATCGAGCATATCGATTGCTCTCTGTGCTGCCTGAATCTCCTCATTGCTATATCTTCCTATGGAATCAACAGCATTACTTGTTGAGAAACCACCGATAGCAGCATCAGCCAGGTCTTCTCCGTACACTTCAGCGAGGTCCGCTCTTATGGAAAGATATGTTTCATAGTCCCCTGTATCTCTGGCATTCTGTGCTTCTGTAACCTCCGGCAGCTCTTTTACCTTCTTCTTAACCTTATCGTCAATCTTCTTCTCATCTCCGATATCTTCTTTCAGGTTCCGGAGGATGCTCTCCGCCTCATCAGACTTTCCTTCTGCATAAAGCTTCATAGCCCTGTTTACCTTCCATGAAATATCATCACTGGTTCCGGATGCATTCATGATGTCATGCTGCATTTCAGATACTTTTCCTCCTGTCGGAGCATCGAAGACCGTTCTGATGACAGCTCCGGTATCCCTTACCAGGTTATAGACCGGAATTCCGGTGAAGTATGATATCGGTTTTGCAAACTTGTACATGACGCCCACAGGAGTCAGTTTTGATTTGCCGTTCTTATATTTATCCAGTTCCTGCATAGCATACTGCAGATACTGGAAGCCCTGCATATCTATTCTGTTTACACTGTATCCGGAGAAGATGGACACGATATCCTTCACCAGCGGAATCATATTCAGCGGATTCCAGTTATCTGTCAGGTTTGCCGCGATACCGTCTAAATACTTCTCCCACAGTTCCTTATCGTCATCATCCCTTACTGCATCAATTACTGCCGCGGCGATTGCCGTTGCGAATCCGGATGCCAGCCATACTCCAGTAATGAAAGACGCTCTTCTCCGGTTCTCCTTCGTATTATCTAATGCCAGGTCCGCGTAGGCCCTGTAGAGCATATTGAAGGATTTTGTCGGTTCTGACATAAATGCAGTATAGAGTGTAGGCATTCCTCCCTTCTTCATAAGATTTGACCGGTGCAGCACCGAATCTACTACCTGTGTTCTGTCGATGATTTCTGACATCCTGCTGCCGGCCTGCCGGTAAAACTCTTCTGTTCCCTTCTTCAGTTCCGGATGCAAGGCCTCCGTCTCTGCCTGGCAGGCCATCCAGATTCTCTTCCAGGTAATTTCATCTCCCTTGCCGGCGAGATTCATTGAGCTCTCAATCAGGCTCTCCCTCCAGGTATCCGGGCCCGTGAGGATGGACTTCATGCTTTTTCCGGTATGGACGTCAAAATATCCCCAGTCCTTCCACTGTGCTATTGGACAGTATTCCTTGCAGCGCTCCCATTCTTCATCAGATACACGAATATGTTCAAGCCCCTTGATGAGATACTTTGCATCCATCTCAGCCAGTGCTCTCACATAAGCTGTAGGCTGCTGAATTGCCGTTCGGATGTTCCAGCCCACGGAGGCAGACTTCATACTGTGTACAAGACCACTGATGGCGTCTCTCTCCTTCGTGGCAGACCCGTTAACATCCTTCATCAGCTCCTCAATATAGGTATGTGCCTGTTTTCCGAAGACTCTCTCCAGGTCCTGTTTCATATTTCCGATATCTGCATGATTGAAGTTATACCATGCCTGCATATCTGACAGAGGAACCACAAATGCATTATAGCTTCCCATCTGGTCCGCCTGTCTTACAAAAACATCAAACACATCCTCGATTATAATCGGATTTGAAGCATTCTTTACTGTAGACTTTGTGGATCCCAGGTTCTTCAGGGTCTGCATTCCCTGTTCCAGTGCCGCGGATGTTGTAGCTATATAGTTCTTATCTGTCACAATCGGGAAATAATCCGGAGCCATAAACTTCTTATATCCATAGAGCTCCATAGAGACTTCATTTCCCCATTCGGATGTTGTAGTGGTGAAGAACTTGGATATGCCGTCTGCTACAGCTTTCTGGGCATCCGTCAGTGTCCCTGTGATCTTCATCACATCTCCGCGGGTGATCTGTGTGGTAGTATTAGACTTATCAATCACCTTACCTACCTTCACTTCACGTCCCAGGATCGTCTTTGTCTGTGTCCGTGCGCTCGGTGCAAGCCGGATTCCTCCGGCAGGATTGTACAGATGTTTATAGGCCTGCTGCCGCTTTGAGAGAAGATACAGAGACATAATCTCTGATGTGGTCATCTCAATATGGCCTCCGGAGACATCGAAGGCATGCTTTTCTGCATCCGCAGAGCTCCAGGCCTTGATATCCTTCTGTGTGACTCCATTATCCTCCAGAAGCTTTGCCATATAGTCCTGGGCAATCTTTGTGTTCCGGATCTTCTTATCCAGGCCTGCGCGAATTTCTCGGTAAACCGAATGTGCCGCCTGTCCAAATCTTCCGAACATCGTGTTTGCATCCAGCATCTGGCTCCGGAGGAGGAAATCTGCAGAACCAAGCAGTCCGGTTCTTTCCAGCTTTGCTTTTCTCTGCTGCAGCTCATTATGCTGTGCCACTGCCAGCTGAACCACGCCCTCATATCTGTCATTCCCGTGAAGCTTATTTGCCTCCTGTATGGATTTCTTCATAGCAATGATGGTATTATACAGATTCTCCAGCTGTACGCGGTTCAGGTTCTGGACCTTATCAATATCTTTCACGGAGTCCTTCAGCTCTGTCATCCGCTGTACCAGGTCCGGGTCAATCTCCATGTACATGTCATTGCCTTTATCGTCCTGGTACACCCCGCCCTTCGTAACAATGGCAGCATAGATATCCTTCAGGTCATTCCATGCTTTTGTCCTCTGGGTCTCCTCACCGTCTCTGTTCAGCTGATTAGAGGAGAAATCGATAGAGCCTAAAAACTCTGCCATGACAGTTCTCAGGCCTTCCGGAACATGCTTCTTATCCGTCGGTTCCGTGAGCCACTTTCCAAGCAGCTGCACCTCTCTGATTATATTGGTTCTTGTCTTTGTAGCTTCCGATCTGTCTCTGGCTTCCTGCAGACGCTCCCGTCCTCTCTGCTGTTCTGCCGCGATCCTCTGATTTTTCTCATTACGGAGAGCATCCATCCTGGCCTTCATTTCTTCTCTCTGGGCTACCGAGGATTCATTCCACTTTGCCCTGATATCCGCTATTTCCTGACGGTTTCTCTCCTTTACTTCTCTGAATGCCTTGTCATACTTTTCTCTGATATCACGTTTATAAGCTTTAATCGCTTCTTTATACTCCATTCTTGCCTGATCAATCTTCGCCTGCATCTGGTCCATCTTCGTTGCCGGCTTCGCCTTGATGCTGAAGAAGTATGACATGATATCATGACCTGCAATAATCGACATCTCGTCAATATTTGCCTCATAAGGATTCGATATCTGCGGTTTCAGCTGATCAACTACGTCCGCGATCCGGATGAGCTGATCTGCCGGATTCGTAATATCTGCAGGAAACATCTCCGGCCAAAGTCCAGACATCTCCTCATAAGCTGTATCTACCCCGATACCGTTCTTTGAGAGCTTCAGTTTTCCGAAGTTTCTTCTCCGGAATGCCTCATATCCTCCCTCTGAATCCAGACTGGCTTTGTCCTGGTCAGCCAGTTTCAGTTTCAGGTTTTTGATATGATGCAGCAGCGGTCTGTACTGCTCTACCATAGAGTTATCTGCCCTTGCGGAATCATTCAGTACATTCCTTGCAATTCCTGCTGCCACCGACGCAACTTCACCTCCATCCGGATTCTCTGTATCATGCATATACCGATACAGCTGAAGCATCTGCCTTGTAAGCTTCTCAATATCATATTGTGATTCATAGGTGTCCAGGATAAACTTTGCACCCTTTTTGACATCGGCCTCCTTGATTTCTGTCTTGCCCGTCAGCTGCAGCTCGCGGAACAGTGCATCATTGGCCTTCTTCAGATTCTCGTTTTCTTCCTTCAGGGAACGGACATCCACAATCTCATCCACATCATCCACCGAGAATCTTACATCCTCATTGTCATTCAGGACGCGGAGGCGGTCCTCCTCATCGCCGGCCACATAGTATCTGATATCTTCTACACCTCTCTGTTCCAGCCCTTCCGGTATAGCCTGATCGACATCTGTCGGAAGAATAGCCATGGCGATCTCGTCCCATGCAACTACTCTTTCCGGTTTTGCCTCAAACATATTGACCGGAAGCTCCCTGGTCTCTTTTATGATATCAGAGAACTCCTGAGCTGCCTCATCAGACAGATCGTACCTGTATCCTTCATACAGCTTCTTCAGAGCTGCAGGACTGGTCTTCTTCTTTTCAATACCTTCAATAAGTATCTCTCCTATACTGTCTGATTCAGTAAATGAATTCGGATCCTGTCTTACCTGGTCTATAGCCTTCGCCAGTCTGTTGTTCAGCTCATCCAGCTTCTGATTGTAAGTATTCGTATCTGTTGTCTGCAGGTTATTGGATGCCGCCTTAATATCTTCAATAGATGAAAATCTCTGTGCCGCGGAGGATCTTACACTCTTGATTCCTGCAATAAAGCCTGCAGTATTCTGAGCATTTCCATTTCCTTCATTCAGCATAGCCCGTACAATATTTGCAGCTGTCACATCATAATGTGTCTGTTTGAAGCTCTTCCGGTTTCCCATCCTGGTGTATCTGTCTTTACCGTTATAAATGCCTTTACTCTGCTCCACCCCATCAAACAGGTTATGCAGCCACTCCCTGTATTCCGGAGACTGCAGGGTCTCCTGCAGGTATGCACTTCTCTCGGAGGCATCCGTTTTCGTCTCCCTGGTGACAATCTCGTCCTCTCCTCTGAGCAATGCTCTCACTGTCTTACTGAGATTGATATAATAACCAATCCCCTGTTTTCTGGCCATCGATAAAGCTTCATCGCTATCCAGTCCGAATTCGGATACCATCCTCTTTGCTACAGACATCATATAATCTTTGGATTTTACATTGCCGGCTTCCAGCCTGTCTCTTCCGATATCATCAATGATATATTCAGCAAGAGCTCTTGTATTCTTATCAATCGGTTTTCTTCCGGTCTCTGTCTCTATGGTCTTTACCTGAGGAATTTCTTCTCCCTTTCCTGTATCATAGAGAAATGCCTCTGCCATCCGCGGATTGTTCTGCTCATCCTGGATGATGTTGTTCACCCCTCCAGCCCTGTTCAGGGTATCCTCCAGCGTAACTCCATATTTATACAGAGCATCTGCAGCCTGCCGACCATACTGTCTTTCCAGCTCATAGAATTTGCTGTGCAGGCGGTTTCGCGCTTCCTCATTTGCTTCATACTCGATCTGCGGGAATGTCGGTGTCCATGCGTCTGCACTGTACACCTTGTTTTTCTTATTCTTCGGATCAATAGTATCCTTCCGGAACACCAGAGAAATGCCTCCAAAGTTCTCATGACCGATATCTGCCTTGGTGATAGCAATGCTCGGCATCGGGAGTCCTTCATATTCAAACATCTTCTCCAGTTTGTCCGAAGTGATGTTGTGAACAGCTACCAGGTTCTTTGTGGCCTCCACCTGGGAGTCCATGCCGAATCGGGGTTTTTCGTCGATGTCATCGACAGAAAATTTCTTGCCTTCTTCTGTCGAATCTGTTATATTTTGATTAGACACATTGGGCAGGAGTCCGTTTCGGACGTTCTGGTATTGGCCTGTTGGCAAAACCGCTCCTGAGAATGTGTCTTTTATATTTATATACGTCGATATTACTCTAATCTTTTTTCTTTTTGTATCCGGGATAGCTTCCATTACATAATAATAGTGATCACCAATTTTTTTCTGAAGACGCACCACTGCTGCAGGGCTATTATCTTTATTTGTAAATGCAGTTCTTGCACCTAGTAGTTCAATTCTGTCATATGTTTTTTCTATATATCCAACCCTGGCAATGTCTTTCACATCTTTCATGCTTCTGTCTTGAGCGCCCTTAACACCATGTCTTCTCCAAATATGCCCAGCCTCGTTTGCTCCTAATTCGGTTCCGAAATCCTCAACAGATAATCCTGTCAGTTTCTTTATATCTTTTGCATATCTCTCAGGAATAATTTTATTGATAGTTACACGGTCATGGACGTCTGCAGTTTTATTAATGACAGAATTCATGAAGTTTTCTACTGACACATCTGCTGCATCTATATAATCCTGAGAGTATTTCTTCTCAGTGCCATTTTCCTCCAGCTGCATTCCCTTCCGGCTATTCTCACTAGCCTTCGTAAATGCATCCATCCACAGGTTCCGGCAGAGTTCGTATTCTTCCTTCTGGCTTTTGAGTGCTTTTGCAACTTTCTTCAGACCTGCATCCGACATCATCTCTTTCATGGCGTCGATCATGTCATCGAAGAAATCTATGATCTTCTGTGCCAGTGTCTTATCTTTCCTGATAACCTTATCAATAAATTCCTGATCATTCAGGAAACCTCCTGCGGAATCAGCGACAATCTCATCTATCACTTCATCTCTGGAAAGGTCTTTATACTGTTCTGCTCTTCTGTATCTCTCAATTTCCTCATCAATATTAAGGCCTGCATGAGTTAATGCATCTACGGTTAAATCCCTGTAAGTCTTATATTCTTTCTCTGCAAAATCCTTAATAAAGTGTGTAAGCTCATGTCCTTTTGTCTGCAGGTCGTTCTTCGCATTAACATTGAATGTAAATACTCCGTTTGCCCGGTCATAAGACCCACCAATATTTGATGCAGCATTAACCACTCTCATTTTCATTCCGGTTTTTCTTCCGAGAGTTTCATAAATGGTTGCTGCAGCTCCAGTAACATTTGCCTCATTGACAAAGCTTCCGGTGCGCTCCGGTCCATATGTTACATTTGACAGTCTCTGAGCGATAGCTGCATCCTCTGCGTCATAGTCAGCCACACCTGCCTTGAATGCCGCCTCCTGCTGTTCTTTAGAGAGCATAGCGATATAAGGAGACACTGCACTGTTCTGTCCCATACCGTATCTTCCGGCATCATACATTGCCCGGAAGCCCTTGGTATACTCGTCCAGGTTCTCCCCATCATAATATTCTTCTGCTGCCCTGCTGCCGTTTTCTCCCAGGTCACGGAAGAAGGATTGCAGTTCTGTTTCCTGCCGTTCTTCCGTCTTTGTCAGTGTCTGATCAGAAATTAAGTTGTTCTCCGCTGTTCTTGTGTTATTGTTTTTAGTTGTAGTATTTTCGGTTGTAGTATTTTCAGTTGTTGTATTTTTAGTTGGTGTATTTTCGGTTTCCTTCTCCTGATCAGCTTCAGATGCATCCTGTGTCATCATCTGACGAGCAATTTCTTCTGCCTCCGCGGATGCATCTGTTCCTTCATATTCCGGATAGTATTCATCCTGTGCATACTGGTCCTCATATTCCTGATTCTGTGCAGCCTGCTGCTCCATAGCCTGCTCTGCAGTCTCCTGCTGCATTGCCTGCTGTCCTGCTGCCTGTGATGTCAGACCATCTGTGAGGAATGTTGCTGTGGTTCCCGGAATCTGTCCGCTCCGGAGTGCCGCCCACTCGTTCACTGCCTGCAGGCCCGGATCCTCTTCTCCACGGAATTCATAATCACCTATGGGCGCCATGCCATTTGCCAGATAGGCTTCATTCTGCAGATTGTTTGCGCGGTTCTGGATATAACGGTTAGCTCCATAATTGAATGTTGCCACAGGAGCCCCCAGAAGGCCACCAGAGATTCCACCGATTACTCCAGCTTCTCCTGTCCTCTGTAACAGGTCTAACAATACCTGCCGTTTTGCTTCTGCCTCTGTCATACCTGCAGCAACATATTCCCGGAATGCTATTTCATTCTCAGAGTTTTCTCCCATGATCATCTGGTCTGCCATGTTATCCAGGACTTCAGCAAACATTTCTTCAGATGCTTCTACTCCGATCTGAGAGCCAATATTCATGACCAGCTGCCGTACTGTCTTTGTGGGATTTTCCTGCAGAGCAGCAAGCCCCCTCACATTACCGAGTGATGCCATCTCTGTGATATATTCAATAGCACCATTCGCGATACCAAGTGTTACCGCCTGCATATCTGAGGCTCCACGGTCTTTTGCATCCTTAATAGTAGAAGATGCCACCTGCATTCCCATCATGGCCACACCTGCTTCTCCAAAGGGCAGTCTGGCAGCATTTTCCAGTGTTGAGAGCCCTGCCTGTGATAATGTGGCAAGTGCAGAGCCTTCTCCGAATTTCTCATTTGCAGCCTCTACAACACCCTTGCTGGCTGCTGCCTGAGCATTTGAGCCAATATACGCAGCTGAATTGGTATCAATCGGCCTTCCTTCCAGAATATTGATCGCTGAGTACAGCGCACCTTCTCCAGCCCAGAATGCATTGTTCAAATCATTCAATACACCTTTTGCCGGATTCTTCTTTGCCTCTTCATACTGCTTCTTTACTACATCCTCAGTCATACGCCGGTTTGCCTCCGGCAGGATGGTTTCCAGATATGCCTGTGCCGCCCGACTTCCGAACTTCCCATTGGCATAGTGATACAGGTCCTTCTCTTCTTCGGACATATAGTCTACAGGAGTAGGACCGAAATTTCGGTCAAAGTCAGCAGCTGAATTCAGATTGCCAAATGTAGTGCCGCCTTTCAGCTTCTGGACATTAAACTCCGGATCCTTCTTTGCCTCTTCCAGGTCAAATGTTCTTTCATTTTCCTTCTTAGAGTATCCTAAACCGCCATCCTTCCTCTCATTGATGGTGTTCGGTCTTTCATAATATGTAATCTTGTTCGGGTCCGTCTTTGCAGTCCGTTCCGGTGTCTTCTGCTCCTTTGGTTCCTTATACCATGTGGAGCTCACGACAGCCCCATCCTTCCTGTCATTTGCTGCGCGGTTCCTGTTCCGGTATTCCTCCATAATGGCAGGAGATACCGTCTGTGGTACTGTCTTTGTATTGTTCGTTCCAGTCTGCTTTCCCGGAGTATAGGAAGCGGCCGTCACCGTAGGTGCGACCGTTCTATTTGCAGTACTTTTGAAATTCTTCTTCCGATAATCTGCCAGGAAGGCATCTGCTGCCTCCCTGGAGTTTTTCGGTGTTGTTGTCTGTGCCACTGATTTCTTTTTTGTCTGTCCAGTCAGAGTAATTTCTTCTCCTTCCGTAGAAAGATTTGCTCTCCCAGACATGTCAGCATAGGCCTTGGCCTGCTGTGTTCTATAATAGTTGTCATTACCTATTGGTGACACATATGTCGGATTCGCCTTGCGTTTCTCCCGATATTCCTGAAGGAACTCATCTGCTCTTTCTTTGGAATTGCCGGCATAGACCGAATATACCTTCTTTTTGCTCATAGCCTGCTCCTATAATTTCTTCCTGACCTTGAGTCCGATACTCGACATCGGTGCCCACTTCTCCACAGGTGTTTTCTCCGGCAGAGAGCTTACATGGTCATGGAGTGCTGTACTGATATCTTTCCGTGTCGTATTTGTTGTGAGTATGCTTTTTGAATTCAGAAGACTCTGTGCAAGGTCATTTGCAGAAGACTTGCCATGCAGAGCAGCTTCCTGTGTTATGATGCGCTTTGCGTCATCCACTGTAATATCGCCGTTGTATGGTGCATTTGTGCTCTTATTACTTGTTCCTGTGCTGCTTCCCCCACTGCTCCGTCTTCGGCTTCCGCCTCTTCCGCCTCCGCCGCCTCCGGAACCACCGGAGCCTCCTGCTGCTCCTTCCAGGGCTTTCTGATACTGCAGTGTCTTGATATTGTAGTCCAGATCGGCATCCCGCTGCTTCAGTGCCCATTCCTGTGCCCAGCGTTCTGCCTCCGCGGCATCCTGTTCTCTCTGGTATTCCATGTTCGCGTCGAACTGGTCCTGTGCTACCATGCCCTGATACTCTCCGTAATCCTTCGCATATTCGGAATCGTATCTTCCGGAAAGATAACTAAGATTGCTGAAATAGTCTCCTACCGTATCTCGATATCTGCCATAATCATTGGCATATTCCTGCTGATATCGGTTGTTCAGGTAATTCAAATCTGTATAATAATCTCCTACCGTGTCTCGATATCTGCCATAATCCGTGTCATCCAGTCCCTGTACCGTGGATAGCTGTCTATATCGGTTCGCCTGGTTATCCTGATAACGCTGATATGCCCGGTCGTAAAAATCCATAGCCCGGTCATTCAGTCTCCCCAAATATGCATCATAAGCCTGCTGTCCAGCTGCCTGGGAATATGTAGAACCATATCCGCCTGTCAGCGACGCTGCATTCCCTGCAGCATCTCTCATAGCCAGGTTCCCTTCTCTTGTGTACTGGTCCCGATACAGTTTATACAGGTCATCCGACAACATATCTTTTCCTGTATAAGAAAACTCCTTTTCATTCAGAATACCTGACAGGATGTCCTGAATCTGTGTTTCATATCTACTCTGGAATGCTGCCGGCTTATTCGCTTCCAGATTCTTTAATTTGTTCTGGTAGTTTGTTACCTCTGCTCCTTGTGTATAAGGACCCGGCTTATCACCTTCGGCTTCCTGCAGACGATCATAATAATCTTCTACAAGTTCGCTTCTCTTGTATTTCCGTTTTGTACTCCTTGAGGATTTCTTGCTAGACTTACTTGTAAGACCTGTGTCAGATGCAGGACCGGTTGGCAGTGACAATCCAGTATATACTGCATCACTGCTCCTCGATGAGCTTCCCGGTCCCGATGTATTGGTGTCAGCTGCAGACGGGATTATTTCAATCTTTCCAAGTGCCATTTAGCCCTCCTCCGGCGTTACGCCGTCAATATAGCACTGTGCATAGTACAGAAGCCGTTCTGCCGTAGCCTGTGCATTCTGGTCTGTAAGTATCCTGTCTCTTCTCAGATTATCCTGGACAATATTTCCCTCGGCATCAATCTCTGCGTATACGGTAGAAAGCCGGGTTCCCTGTGCTGTAATAAATACGGTTGCTGCCGTGACTTTGTTCATGCTGATACCTCCCATTCTTTATATAAACTTGTAATATATGCCTGCGCTAAGGAACCGTAATTTGTCCCTTTATCCTGTTTCTGTTCTTCTCTGGACTTTCTTGGAATCTTTGTATCCAGTCTTGATGTGCTGTATCCTGCCTGTTTTGCCTTGATCTCCCATGCAAAACGCAATCCTGGCGTTCCTGTGATAATGAAATATTGCGGTGTTCTTTCGGTTACCTTCAGTGTGCCTTCGTCGTAGCCCTGCAGGAATACCTGGTATGCTGTTGTATCTGCCACATCCAGGAAACGAGGATCCAAATAGATATATGCATATCCATCATCATCTATCACAGACTCCCCTATATCTCCAAACATTGGTGATGCCGTCTCATACGCCGACATCAGGATAGTTCCAAAAGGAGTTTCAACTGCTCTGTTTTTCTGCCCTGATGCGCTGAAATTTCCGGATACATCCATATCTCCGCGGACATCACAGTAATCGACCAGATAGTCAGATGATTTCTTTGTGTCAAAAGAAAGACCATCCGGCGTCAGTTTCGACGAGTATTCCGTCGCGGTATCCAGAAGCATTGCATCTTCGATCAGCTTCACTTCATCAACGCCAATCCACGCTGTCGGATATTCTGTTATAATTGCTCCGGTCTCTGAGTCGCGATATGTAACCACCTTCTGGATCTTAATGGCAGAATTCTCTGTCGGTGATATGGTCATCGTTGCTTTTGGTGCTCCGGTTGCCACGTTCCTTGCACCAGTTATGAGCACGATTCCGCTTCGGTCATATGTTCCGATGGTAGTACCAGATGCATCTTTGATGAGCAGGACACCGTTTTCATTGTTGTTTCCTCCCAGAGTTATAGAGCCTCCATGGATGTTTGAGCCAATGATAGTTGTCTGGCCGGCGGTCTGCAGATTATTGAATGTAACAGCTCCATACAGGGCAATCTGTGCAGATACAAGTGCTGCCATCTCAGGTGTCAGCTGCATCTGGGTCTCGCCGCCACTGTCCTTTACAAACATTATGATCTGGCCAATTGCCTGCTCTATCGCTGAGGCTGCATCTCCGTTCGACAAGTACTTCTGATATGCGTCCGGAGAAAAATTATCCTCCGGTTCCAGATTCATGAAGTTATACTTCAGCTGTTCTGTAAGCTGAAATATATAACCCTTCAAGGCATTCATGCTTTGTATGGAATTAAGATCCCCAAACTTATTTGTATCAAATGTACTCATTTCCCGCTCCCGTCTTTGATGTACTTTGCGATACCGTACAGTTTCACCTGTCCTTTGCCTTCAATTTTGTATCGATATCGTGTTGCTCTATGCGGAATAAGCGGTATCATATATGACTCTTTATCAGAGGCGTGGATTGTCTGCAGCCTGGTCCACAGTCTTTCCTTCCCTGACTGAAAAAATACATCCGCCCAGGCTCCGCTCTCCAGCTCCAGCATCAGCTGCAGCTTCACAAGTTTCTTCCGGTTCGGTGTTCCTTCGATCAGGTCTCCTGACTGCAGCATCCATTCAACAGTTTCCTCCTGGTCCTCATCTTCTACAGTACGAAGTCTGCCGGCAGCATCGATATAATACAGTTTGCCTTCTCCGTATGCCATGTAGAGCGCCCGTACATGGTCCTCTGCATCCCAGATGTTTTTCTCTGTGTCATAGACCATCATCCTCCATCCGTCCTCAAAATGAATCGAACAGTAATATTTGTTCTTGTACTGGCCTCCTACCGCTTCTGTATACTCTTCCGTGATCTCATCCGATACGGATGATGGGAGCGCTCCATCATATCGACAGATATTGTTCCGTGAAGCATAGAACAAAGTCTCATTTACGATGCAGATGGACTTTGCACATCCTGCTGCCACGCCGCGAAGAGGCATTGTTGTAATCTGTATATTTGATGGTTTGTTCCCGTACACCTTCAGGATACTGTCCTCTTTCATAAAGAGAACATATCCCAGATGCGTCACAGCTCCTGTGAAGTCTCCGTCAGACCCTACAGTTGCCGCGTAGGAGTCTGTACTGATTCCTTCAAATGCATTCCAGTTGGTTGGATCTCCAAGCTTGCTCGCATAAATCTCATGATTGGCAGAACTGCAGCCCCACAGCCGGTTGTCAAACTCTGTGATGTAGTCCATATCAGGAGCTTTCTTTTGAACCGTAAGCCCTGAGGCCTGCGTGACAGATGATGTTACATCACCGATGACCACGATATAATCTGTTCCAATTTCCTGGATAACCTTAGAACCATTCAGCGAAGACTGGCTGCATCCTGCTATGACTACTGAGTCATACGCTTGAAAGTTTGTATTAATCCCTGCACAAGTTATCTTTATGAATGTTGATGCATCGGATACTGGTGCTATCGTTGCAGATGAGCTCTGAACCCATGTTTTCTCTATCTGTGTCACTTCCCCGGAGGATGTATTGTAGACAATCTTATCCGGCCAGACACAAATATAGGCCCCCATACCTACCAGTGTCTTTTCTGTATCACTTACCTGTGCTACTACAGCTCCGTTATAGTAAAGGTTGGTTCCATCTACATAAGCCAGCCCATTCTTCCAGTAAAGTCCATGAGGACTCTGAAGCTCTGCTATTACTTCTCCTCTCGCGGCCCTCGTAGCGATAGCCGGATAATATCTGGTGGACATGTTTTTCATGTCGGAAAACTGGTTGGAATTAATCTGCTTCTGCTGATTGATACCTGCCAGCTCCCCTATCATCTCCCTGCGGAGGCCGGTTGTTCCTAATGTGGGAAGTCTCACACTACCACCCCCTGATTACTCTGGATGTCTTCGGCAGGTTCTTTCTCCGATACCATGCGGCGAATTCATCGTATGCTGCCTGATGCATGGCAGCGTCATTGTTATAAGCCTCTATTTCCATGTCGGTATGATCGCACATGGCCGCGATATAATAGATGTACAATGCACAGAACCGGTCCGGTGCCAGCAGCTCCCTGTCCTGGTCCTGGTCATAGATGTAAGGAACGAATTCATCATCATTCCCTTCCGCGGCATTGATGACCTCATCGTTTACCTTACCTTCAATTTCGTTTAACCACCTGGTCTTATCCTCTGTCCCGTACTGGTTCGGATGCAGGCGGTCCACCTTTGCAAAGAGCTCTGCTATTGTCATTTCCTCGTCCTCCTTGTTATGTTTATATTGCCTTCTTCAGATACAAAAATCCCCCACGACACAGTTTTGTGCCGCAGGGGAGCTTTTATGCCGGTTCGCCATATCTTCGATATGACATATTAATGTTTTCTTCTTTGATGTCACAATATATCATCGTTGTTTCAACTCTGGAATGTCCCATCAGAGCCTTCAGGTCCTGCAAAGGACATCCCCTTGCAGCCATTGCGCTTGCATATGTCCTCCTGAATCGATGTGGATGTACATCTTCCACCTTTGCTTCTCTTCCCAGGGCATCCAGTAGCTTTTCTATGCCTCTCTTAGTAATTCGACCATACGGAGACACTACTGAAGCAAACAATGGCCTCTCCTTCAGTTCTTCCTGGGTAAGCTTCTCTTTTACCATTCTCTGGTTAAGATACCTCATCAGGTAAAAGCTGCCGGTGTCATTAATATAACACCGTCTCTGTTTATTCCCTTTTCCTACTACAACAAATTCCTGCTTGTTAAAGTCAATGTCTTTCACATCAAGTGAGCAGCATTCGCTGATTCTCACTCCTGTACTTAACAAAAACTCCATGATCGCCCGATTCCGATAGTTTTCACCACACGCCACCCTCAGTCGTTCCAGGTCATCCGTAGAGAATGCTTTCTTCAACCTTTTCTCAACCTTCATTGTTTCAATACGTTCCAGAGGATTTCTGGTTATAACCCCCTCGCGAAACAAAAAGTCATAAAAGCTGTTCAGATACCTTCTCTTGGAAAGAATCGTAGCCATTCCATTGCCCCGTTTCGTTCTGCACATTCCAAAGTACCAGCGAAGGTCTACTGAATTAATCTCTGTAAGTGCTTTGCCGCAGGCATCGCAGAGAGCCTTGATCTCTCTCTCATACATGTCAATAGTGCTCTTCTGTCTTCCGCTTATCAGCTTTGAAGCTCGGAAGAAGTCTATAAGGTTCTGATCCTGTGCATTCATCGTAGTCTGCAGGGCTGTCGTTTGTTCCCGCAGCTCCATTCCGTGAAACTTAATGAATAAAGTGTCCTTCAGGGAGGCCAGCTGACATTCGCTCAGCTGCGGTGCCATCTCTTCACATACTGATAGCAGAATTCTTTCCAATGTCATATCTTCCACCTCCTGCTATAAGAGTATCAAATGTGTTATCCCCCTATACGGACAATGAGAAAAATAATATTTCTGTTTTACAGTATGTGAAATGGTACCATTTTGCCGAGGTCGGCAAAATCGTTCGGAGGCTTTGTTTCGTTCGCAAAATGAGAAAACGATTATTCTTCGTAAAGAATCTGCAGTCCATAGGCTATGGCAGCATCGTGTTCAATTCTGCATCCTCTCGCCTGCTCCCATCCTTTGCAGAAATACGCAGCGTGGCAGAGAGACATATTCTCCAGGGACTTTGCTAAGAAGCAGAGAGGGACCTGAACCACTCCCCGCTTTTCCATGTTTTCTTTGGAATACCATTCATCCGTGAACAGGGTATTCACAACTTCATACCCCTTTTCGGTCAGGGTCTTTACAGCTTTGTCTCTGGTTGCAATGATCTCCTCATCAGTTTTTCCAGCCATTGGCTGAGATAACATTACTTTCATATTTTTCCTTTCTTTTTTGGCGCTAAATGATGCTTTGAGCAGTTTATCGGATCGGCTGACAAATTTTTATAGTGTTTACACAAGTCTTACTGGAACACAGAAAAGTTTGCAGTTTCGGCATTCAGCCGATGCGCAATGGTTCCTTGTGATGGGCATGACAAGTGGTGGAAAAACAGTTCTCGCGATTTTGGCAAGATTCGCGAGCGGGACAACCACCGTATTAGGGAAAAGCCTTGGGGATTATGCATGCACATTCTCAAAAAGTGCATCCCCGGAATATGCGCAGATTATGGTTGATGGATACTTTAAGGGACTCGTCATATCGTCAAATTCCTTTACGATTGCCCCGTTTTAGCTATTTCGGCATCGATAACGGCCCAATGCCGTAAACGAGATCGAATCATGACCTTTTAAATTTCAGCAACCAATATCGGAAAGATATAGATTGGTTAGCCAATACTTCGCCGGTATTGGGGTTTACTGCCGTCAAAAACCATGTATTATTAGTCGGGCTAACCCATGCCCTCAAAAATGTGGAGGTGCCGCTTGCCAGTGGTGCGACAACGGCTGTCATTCCATCATTTGGTAGGTCTCCCAAGGCTATATTGCCTGTGGCCCCAGTCGTGGCCTGCCCTGTCATTCTCGTCGCTGATACAAGGTTCAGTGTCACTAAAGCATCATTTAATGTACTGACTGCATTTGTTACAGTACCATTACCAATGCCGGAAATATCTGTTGTTCCCAGAAATTTCTGAAACCACCTGACATTCTTTACTGCCTTGGACATGATGCTCATCAGAGTCTTCAGCGGTGATCCGGATGTAAGCTTCGCCATTTCGGTATATTCAATAATTTCGGCATCCGTTGTTGTATCCGAAGTATTGAACGTAGTTACTGTATCACCAATTTCTCCGCCTTCTTTGGTCACTTTCCCCTTAATGGTAGGTCCTACCGACGCATCCAGTGCCCCCTGACCGGCTGTTGTAGTATCCAGGTTGGTCACCAATGTCGGCATAGGTCCGGTTGCCCCCCTGGGGCCCGTTGGGCCGTTTACTCTGTTTACATAAACATAGGAATTTGTTCCTTTTCTGTATACTCTGCCATTATCCGCATCATCAATGCCTGCACTGATAACTACATATTCTCCTTCAGCTACGTCTGTTCCGCTGAAGTCTGCATTCATTGCACTCACGGAGGCATATGTCTTTGCATACTCAAAGTTTTTTCCCGCTTCTCCCTGAGGGCCTTTGATATTCCCGATCAAGATTCTTCCCATTTATTAATCCTCCGTGATGTAATACAGATTCCCGGTTGTTGAATCATATTCAAATTCAGGAGCCGGCATTGTCTCCGGATAATCTACATAGAGATCGCCGGCGGGTGTTACAAACATTGTGAACAGGCCCATGGAGTATACTGTCACTCCATTAATTCCCGGGTCTCCTTTTTCTCCCTTTTCTCCTGGGTCACCTTTCCACTCTCCTGACGCAGCTCTCCGGTTCAGGTCATCAATCATGGCCTGCACTCCATCTTCTGCAATAGTTATTGCAGCACCAACATCATTGAGTGCTTTCGTTGCATTTTCTGTGAACAGCTGCATATCTGCAGCCCGTCCTGCTTCTGCTGCCACTCTGGCAGCTTCATTTGCCTGTCGGATTTCCTCAGCATCTTCACGCAGGTCCTCTGCTTCGACTCTTGCGTTTTCGCTGATTTCCAATTCTGCAAACTTTATATCGATCCTTCGTTCCAGGGCCTCCAGCTGTGTCAACTGACCTGCCGTTCCTGAAGGTGCATCTACTGTATCCCCACAGTACATTGTTGCCTTGTATGTGCTGTATCTGACATCTCCTGTACTGTCATAGGCGCGGATTGCAACAAATATTACTCCTGGCTGCTGCAACATGGAATTTACGATGTTGAGAGTCAGGTAAATGTAATCGTCATCTATGGTTTTTTCCAGGTCCGTAGTGTCTAATGTCCCATCTTCATACTGCAGGTCAAACTTAAATGTCAGATCTGCAATATCCGGCCCTGACCGTATTCTGTCGATCCGGAATGTCCTTGTCTCGGAATTACTATCCGAAGGAGTCCCGAGATACTGCTCCTTGTTATTAAAGAGCATTTCTCTGTGTTTGATGATTATCATGTTCCCCTCCTATGACAAAAGCCCCCGGAGGGGCTTTTTTAAAGCTGTTCCAGGCCTTTCTGGAAGTCTTCCTGCAGTGCTCTGGAATATCGCGTGAACATAGCGTCCTGCCGCTGAGAGTCCCGGAGGACATCCGCTACATATTTCGGAACCTGTACCGGTTCTCCTCTGGGAACCACTGTTTCGATGCCATTCACAATTACATGGACATCATCTCTGTACCGGTTATCATCCAGAGGAAGTTCTACCGTTACCATTTCGGTTTTCTGTTCTTCCATCACCTGGTTCTCTTCCATTACCTGGTCATTCTTTACTTCTCTCTTAGCCATACTTTCTCCTCTTTCGGAAGATGCCGGCGGAGGCCGCCGGCATTCCGTAATGAACATTCATGACTAATTCGCTACACCCTCATTTACATCAGAGCATGTCTCGATACGAACCATGTATTCCTCAACGAGTCTTGCTGCAGTCTTCACTGCCTTCCAGCCGACTGTCGCTCGCTGATTCAGCGGATCTGCGGTGCCACCGGATCCCAGCTGCTTCACAATCGTCTGCAGACCGCCTCCGGTTACCTTTGTGGTACCGTAGGCATTCTTACCGAGAATCATAGTTGCATAGACATCTCTGCTGGATGCACCAGCACCGGCAAAAATCTTTGCCTCGGAAGTCTCAACAAATCGTACTCCCTCAATTCTTCCGATCTCGCCGTTATACATCTCATCCGGACGGCAATACTTGTGGGCCTCAATCCATCTGGTATCCTCCGTAAGGTCGAAGGTAACATCCGGATGGATGATTCCTACATAGGCATCACCAATCTTCGGAGCATTCTTTCTCTTCAGTGTACGGACTGCCTTCTTGATAGCCACTACCGTGAGCTTATCAGTAGCAGTCAGAGCACTTCTTGCAGTCTTCGTGCCTTCTCCGTACTGGACATTTGTGCCGCCCACCAGGACTTCTCTGGTGATGGTATCCAGTGTACGGCCTGCCTGATCTCCGATTTCCTCCAGGGCCTCCAGGAGGTTATTATCAATAGCCGTGAGAATAAGCATGTCGGACAGTCTGATGAAACCACCGTACTGTGCTACAGTCGCGGTGATCTGGCTTGCGCTGAGTGCCTGCCCATCCGGAGTTACGCCCTCCGTAAGAGGAGTGAGCGCCTTCGGAAGCGGAGCATATTTCCGGAACTGAATGGTTTTACCTTCGTTCTTCGGAATATCTCTCTGCTGCGCGAACTGGTCATGGACAAGATGCGGACCAGCAAGGCGGATCAGCTCCTTGTCATAATATGTTTTCATCTCCACAGAGAGGGAGCTCTGTGTCGTTACGTTCGTTACATCATCGAACAGTCTAAGGTTGAGTTTCAGCCTCATAGCATCCTCCTTTAAAAGCTGATGCGCTCCCCCGCCTCTACTCTTTTTCGGATATCAATCAGGTCCTCATTAGTGAGTTTTGAGGGGTCGCGTTTCGTCACAACCGCCTGTCTTGAGGATGTGCCGCCTTCCTGCGGCCTTGCCTGCTGGCTTCTCACTGCCGCTGCCTGGTTCATGGCCACGTTCTGTGCAGTCTGAGCCATTGCAGCCTGCATGAGCTCATCATGATGGATTGCCTCATATGCATTCTTCATCTCAAAGCCATTTGCAAGCATTTTCATAAATGTCGGGTTTCCCATTTCCGTTTCCAGATCAAAGGCAGGATAGAACTTTGCCAGCTCCTCCGCCTCCTGGTCCCATTTGGCAAATACTCTTGCTTTCTCCGCTTCCCTCTCCTGATATCTGAGCTGGGCTTCCGCCTGATTGGCTCTCTGCTCCATACTCTTCATCCGGCGGTACTGAGGGACAGTCATGTTTGCCTCTTCTGCTGCCGCCTGCCAGTATGCATCATCATTGTCGATGGCCTTGGACAGGTTCTCGATATCATCCGCTTCGATGCCGTATCTGCCGGCAATCTTCTCCAGCAGTCCTCTCTGGGCAGTAATGGTATCCTGCAGCGTCTTCTGGTCTCCCAGTCTCCTCTGGACTGTACTCTTTACCCTGGCATTATATGCATCTTTATATTCTCCCTTGATAAGAGCATCGAATTCCTTTGCTATCATCTCAGGAGTCCTCGTGACAGGTGCTCCGGGTTCCTGGCCGTCCTTTCCGTAGACAACCTGTGCTCCCGAATTCTCAGCGGCGGCCTGAGCTCCTTCGCCCGAACCTTCACCCTCAAAGAGCCGAAGGTTTAATTTGATTTTCTTCATATTCTCTCCTGCGGTCTTTCCCGCGCGTCTTAATCTACCGTCTCTCCGGCGTGTCTATCAGCGGTCTCTCCCGCGTGTCACTTTATTTTTGCATCAAAATTAATTAAAATCCCCCACCATATGAATCTGCTTCGGATATGCCTCCTGAAGCAGTCTTATGCCGGTTTCCAGGAAGGAAATCTGCCCCATGATAAACTTTCTTCTATTTGTCGGATAAATCACCTTGACCCGAAGATATCCATCTTCAATATCCTCATCATGGGTATATGTCTTTCCATTGTCCAAATCCCTTGCACACTGCAGGAATGTTTGTGACAACATGGATATAGCAGAGCAGAGAATATTACCTTCTCCTGCATTTATCTTTGCTGCATGACCTGAAAAAACGATAGTGTACTGTTCTGTTTCTCCTGTTCTGTACCTGCTTACTCTGATTTCAGTCATTATGATCTCGGAGATGCGGCTTCAGCCACTCTCGCCCTTGCCTTTCCGGCGGTCGAATTCTCCGCCTTATTCTGGATATTCCCCAGGCTGTCTGTTACGGTTTCTCCTGCTGCCATAGGCTGCTGTGGCATACCCGGCATAGATACACCTGCTGCCGCCCGGAGAGCATTTGATAATCTGCTGTCTCCCGTGGTCTGTGCCAGCAGGTCCGCAATTTTAATAGCTGTCTGCTGCAGATTCATGTACCTGTCGTACAGTGTTCCCTGCTGTGAGATCTTGGTCTTCAGCTCTTCCTTCCCGTCGAAGGACATCATGTCCAGACACATGAGAGCCTGGTCCACCATCTCCGGATTGAAGAATCCTGCACCATAAAGCTCCTTCGCAAATTCATTCTGAGCAACCTTAGAGAACGGGGATGCCTTCTGTGGAGCTATATCGATATCGAAATATGGTTTTCTTCCTCCGGTCATGACTCCGAATTCATTTACCACTTTCTCACCAGCCAGCAGCCGATTATCAATGGACCTGAAATGCATCTCTCCACTCTCGCCCATGATGCGGTATACCCTCGGCACAGTGTAGAATTGCCGGATAAGCTCTATCTCCAGATAGATCACCCGCTCAAAGGCAGAGTAAGAGCCCTTGATCATGTCCCTGGAAAGCTTTGAGCCTGCCTCCTGCAGAGCCGCAATAGCAGATGCCGCGGTTACACCGGATGCGGTAGCACCCTGACTGAAGTCTCGGTTTCCACTCGTCTCCTTCAGCTCATCTATCTTGTTCTGTCTCACCTGCACTGCTATAGCCGGCAGATCCGGAGTGAGAATCGGTGCAAGTGCGTTCGGGTCTCCGGTATAATGCACGATATCCTTCGACAGGTCCCCGAACTCGTCCTCGTTGATGCCTCCGCCATCTTTTGACAGATACCGCGGTTTTGCCTTCATGACGGCATTCTTCAGAATAGCCTGGTCAAGCTTATCGATATACATCTGCGGGTCCCGCATGATGTCAATATATCCGAAGCCTGCCGGCGAACCCTTCATCGGGAACATCACATCGAACACAAACGGATATCTCCCATGGGCATAGAATCCCTCGGCCATATTCGGATCATTCTCGGAAGCATAGAGAAGGATTCCTTCGCAGTACTTCACATAATGCAAAACAGTCTTGATGACTGGAATATCCATAGGATTTCCGGAGTCAATGCGAATAGTCTTTTTGTAGTACCAATCGACTACTACAGTCTTTTCTGTGGTATCAATCTCATCCTCATAGACATACTTTGCATCGTAGCCCTGCCAGGAGCCCTTCCCGATATCTTTCAGCTGCGGATATGTAGCTTTCAGGATATCTGTATCTACCAGGTCAACAAAGAACATATCCCTGGATGCCTCCGGATCTTCCACGCCCGGTTCCCAATAGAGTTTCAGAACGTCAACAGGTCTTACCTTCACATCTCCCAAGCCGTTATGAGCTGATACATCCCAGAAGACTCCATAGATACCTGTTCCGAATTTCACTTTGTCATAGACTTCTTTGCTGTAGCAGTCTGTAAAGCCGTTCTGCTTGTTGATGACAGGAATCACTTCACTCAGGATTACCGCAGTGTTCTTGTCGCTTTCCTCCTGCGGCAGGATATTTGCATCAGGGAAGTTGTCCATAAAATCCGCGTGTTTGTTGATAATAGAATTAAACATCCAGGCGGATGCAGGCCGCGGATCATACTCGTTCTCGGACTTTGAGACCATCTCATCCCAGCCTTTCAGCCTCCACCACTGCTCATCACTGATAACTCTTTGCTGCAGCTGCTGTTTTCCCTGCATAAACTTTCTCAGACGGGCATCAGCTCTGTCTATCTGCTCTTTGCCGATGATTCCGCGGAAAGCAGGCATTCTCTCCGGTTCTGATGTGATATATCCTTCTGCCGGCGGTTCTTCCAGAATCTGTCCTGCTGCCCCCGGAGGCAGTCTGCGTTCCTCTGGTCCTGCTGCCGGCAGCATATCCTGTTCTACAGGCTCCCTGAGCTGTTCTGCCGGTCCCTGCAGCTGTTCCTGCGGAATCTCTGCTTCCCCTCTTCTCCTTCTTGCCATCTCATCCTCCTATACTCTGAAAAAATAATATGGTTTCTTTTCGTCCTTGAAGAGATCCAGCGGGTCTTCCTGAGGAATCTCTTTTTTCATGTTCTTCCGCGGCGCTATAGGATGTTCCATCAGCACATATCTGCACTCGTCGTATATATGGTCTTCACCTGCTGTATCGACATCCTCCACTTTCTTCTCGTCATATACCAGTGAAGGTATGGTCCTTATAAATCCCTGGCAGGTGTTGAATACATACAGCATGGCCTTTCCTTTCTCATCAAAGGCCAGCCGATAATGAAACTGCATCTTCCCGGCTAAGCGGGTATGATCCCCCGGTTCCCAGGATACAAAGCCTCTCTCCATCATTTCCGCGATGGACTCTCCCTTTGATTTCTCGAAGATTGCCGGGTCCGCTATCCTCCGGATGCGTCTTCCCTTCAGGTTCGGGTCTGTAGCCTCCACCTCTTTGATCTTCCTGGCTATCTCCATAGGTTCATCCTGCACACCCGTGTTTGGCTGGTCCTTCATGCATCCGTACAGTTCCCGAATACGGTATATGCAGCCGTTATGATCCACCGCATACCATCCGACGGAATATGGTTTTGAAAAGCCGAAGTCAAAACCGCAGTAGATGCTCCAGTCTTCCGGAATATCAAACGGTTCTATCACATGACTCCACTTCCTGGTCTGGTATCCTTCCGGATCATCCTTGAATTCCATGAATACCTGTCCTGAGAAGGAATCCCAGTCTCCATACAGCAGGGCCTGCCGCTCTTTGTATGGCATGGATGCCAGAGAAGCAAGATAGTTCGGGTCATTCTTCAGCAGAATCTCATTATCGAACACTGTGGACGGAATGAAGATCCGCGTCCTGTACAGCATCTTTGTCTTGCCATTCGGCATCCTCACTGACGTGACATCGACCTTTGTTTCATATGGCTCCATGGCAGTAATGAACCGCTCTTTTACCCATCCATGGCCCACTCCTCCAGGGTTTGCCGTTGCTCTTATATACGCTCTGGTTCCCGGCCCTGTCGGTCTATTACGGGAAAACAGGTAGTTGTACTCATCCCAGGTAAAATGTGTCAGCTCGTCGAATCCCACAAAGTCAAATGCTCGTCCCTGGTACTTTTTCCTGTCCTTCGTGTACTGCATACTGCCGAAGGTTATGGATGCCCCACTTGGGAATCTCCATTTGTGTTCACTGGAATTGTATTTCGCCTTCGGAAATGCCCTTGGATACAGGTCCAGCGACCTGTCAATTAATGCCTCCAGCTGTGGATATGTCTTCCGGAGTAACAATCCTCGATAATTTCGGATATGTACCTGCCGAAGAGCCTCGATAATGAGATAATCCGACTTACCGCCGCCGGCAGCGCCGCCATAGAGTCCTTCATCCTCCCCGCGGGACATCATGATCGCCTGTTTCATCTGGGGCTTCCAGATGCACGGATACTTAGACGTCGATGATGCTTTCATACTCCTTCTGCTTCTCCTTTATCTTCGCTACCGCGGACTTCATATCAACCGGAATTGCCGTGATATATCCCAGTCCTTCTGTCTCCCCGGCATCCGGCAGAGGAATCCGCTTCTGCTTCCAGTCATCCGGCATCTTATTGGTCAGATAGAAGATGATTGCCGCGGTATCCGGAGGGAATATGACGTCTTCATAAGCGTCCTTCAGCACTTCCTCCTCTTTCCGCTTCTTCCCGTTCTTGTCATATGTGACAACTTTGCATTTAATGCTCTTTTTCTTCTGGATCGTCATGCCGATAGCCCTGTTAAACAGGGCATTCTCGACTTCTATGTCTGCAACTTCTTTCCCCTTTTTTAGGCTGTCCGATATGTCCGAATACTTTTTCTTCCATTCATTCAGCGTAGACCGCGATATTCCTATGTTTTTTGCTATCTGCTGGTCAGAGAGTCCCCGCATGGCCCATCCCTTCAGGAGCATCAATTTGTCCGGATCCTTTGTCCATTCTTCATATTTTGCCCTCGCCATGCCTTCTCCTCCTTCCTGAGACCATTTTCTGAAAGATTTTCGATAAAATCCCCCACCACAAAAAGAAGCCTCAAATTTGAGGCTTCTGTGAGGTCACTGTTCCGTTTTTTCTTCTGCTTCCCTGGGTTTATATCTGCTGGCCAGCATATATGTTACGCTCTTTTCATCTTCGTTCAGCCAGCTGATAACCTCTTCCTGCTCCGACATCAGCTCCTGGTCTGTCACTTTGATTTCTCCGCCTGTCTTCCGCAGGAGAATTGCGATAAGCTTCTCCAGCATCATCACATTCAACTCAGCTCTTCTGGCTCTGTCCCTCTGGACCAGACCGATTCTCTTCAGCTCCCGGCACTTAATCTCCAGGAACTCCTTTTGCTTTCGTAATGGTTTTTGCTTTTCTCCGTTTTTTTTCATATCTCTGCTCCATGTTCTGATATATTGCTTTGTAATACACGCAGCTCTCATATCTGTCTGCACAAAACAGGTTGTAGTAATCGCTGCGCTCGTTCTTGTTCTGGAAAGACAGCATGTTCTTCATGTCGAAGCCCATGATATCCAGGTTCTCACAGGTGATCGTAATTGTTTTCGATTTATTCTTACGGTTCATGCCGACAAAAAATGGACATGCCGCGCATCTTTCGTAATTCATCGTCCTGCTGCCTCGTTATATACCGCTTCACGTTCCCTGGACCGTACCGTGAGTATGCAATCGTTTGTCCCCATCAGCTCTGCCCAGTCAATTCTCTTTGCGTCCTCCTTGATGTTTGACCTGTGATATCTGCAGATATTGCATCTGCACTCTAATGAGCAAACCTTCATGCCGTCCTCCCTTCTTTGTCTCGCTGCCCGTTCCGAATTCAGTGTTCTTTCGTAACAATCCTTATCCATGCACTGAATACATTCTCCAGCAGCGCCGGGTCTTTATACATTTCGAAATTCATGTTCGTTGCAATTTGCCGCGACAAATCCAGTGCCAAACGATGTTTTATATCTTCCACATCTTCCTCTGTTACCTCAGCCACGATCGGGACCTCAATTTTGCTTTTTAATACCATCGTGCCTCTGCTGACCGGAGTTATATGTTTCATATATCTCTCACATTCCTTCATGGCCTTCTCGGCCTTGGTTTTGTATATGAGTCGCATCACATAACCACCCGTCAGAATTCCAATGGCCCAGCAAGCCATAGACACAATCAATATCTCTTTCGTCATATCCGCTTCTCTCCTCCTGTCCTGCTGCCTATTTGTTACCCCATGATTCCAGCATTCTTCTCCATTCCCGCAAATCGATAGGGCAATCTGTGAATTCATCATCCATAGCTCCGCATACTACAACGGTTCCCCGGATGATATCCTGCACACCTCCCTGAATCAGTTTGAAATTCTGAATCAGCGGAACCAACTTCCCGTCTTCATTGCAGACAATAACCACATCTCCCAGCGTTACTGTTTCAATATAGCCTTCCACATAACGCTGGAAGGCTTCCAGGCTATTTGTAATACTCGCCTCATGCCCATATTTCTCATCAGGTCTCTTTATGATGACCTTGATCTTATTCATGGCTCTCCTCCATCATTCTTCTACCTTTTGGATCTTCGGCAATGGTTCCGAACCAACATGCAGAACATCATTCCATTTGCTTATTCCTCTTGCGAAGCGGATGGAATCCCAGATATCTTCTGCAATCAGCATGTCATCGGTCTTTTCTCTGAGATATCCATGCGGCTCGAATGCTATGTTGAAGAATCCTTTCATCATCTCCCTCAGATGATCTCTCCGGATGATAAAGGCATCGACTGCTCTTGTGCGTTCTGGGTCTTCCTTCGGAAAAGTTCGTCCCATACATGCCATGTCATCACAGAAGTCCCACTCCTGCCCCATCCGCAGCCGGAAATATTCCTCCAGGGCAATCTGTGTGATTTTCATCTGTTCTTCCGTCAGCTCAATCTGATACTTCATGTCCATCATTCTCCTTCTGCCCCGGTTCCTGATTTTCCTGCTGTTCAAAGCCGATACCCAACCGCTCATTGATTAACGCCTTCCGCATTGCAAACCAGTCTTGGTCTAGTTTTTCGATGAATTCTGAACCATGCTGAGCCTTTAGTATAGTTTCGCGCTCTTCGTAGTACTTAATGGTATCCAGCGCTCCGAAGATAGCCCGGCGGTATTCCTCCAGCTCCTCATAGCGCTCCACGCTGCTCTTGTTCCATCTCCCATCCCTTGCCAGGCTGTCTTTCTCCTTCGTGAGATACTCCACCAGCCGATTCAGGTCTTCTTTGTAGCTCATGCTCATTTGCTTACCCCCTCATGTCTGCACCGCAATTCGGGCAGAATTTATAGTGTCCGAAATCTTCAATTACAGAATGAATAAAACCACATTCAGAACACTTATACATTCGCGCCCATGTTTCTATACCTTCAATATCCCACGCTTTGACGCGGTATCCGTGTGGTTCCCACTTTCCTCGCATCTGTTCCGGCTGTACAGATGGAAATCTATCTTCATCCATGACCTTATTGGCAAGTCCCCGGTACCCCCTATTCGCAAGCCATGCTGAAACACCGTGTCTGCTGATAGCATCACTCATCGCCCTCCTCCTTTGTACGGCTCCGGCAAGGGCATCCATGCAATCACCATCTCTGTCCGGTCAAAATTATCCTCGTTCCAATGGTCGCAATAGACTGCTTTATCTTTTGTTGTAGTCAGGTAAAAACCTCTTTCCTCCGGCAGTCTCTCACTGCATGGAATCCACATCTGTTCAAGCTGTTTTGGCTCGTAGCAATCTATTAATTCCCCTATCGCATACTTGCATTTCCGCAACACACATACATCCAAGCTATCTGCGCTATGTATGCATTTATCGCAATGATAAATATCCTGTTCCGGCTGTCCATTAATCAGGTCTTTCATCATCCACCTCCCTCATAACCAAAGATCCACCTCCGGCATATCCAGTCTCTCCGGAGACACCACCCAGACAAACCCGAATTTCTCATTCTCCCACCGTTCCAGAGTCGCAGAAGACAATGTACAATCTCCCCTAAGTGCTGCGGTCGCAAGCACCCAGTCGTACCAAAAGTCATCCGGCATGGCTTACATTATCTCCTTCCTGTGCTGCCGAATCCTCCCCGGTCACCGTTTCCCAGTTCCGTTACAGTCTCAAATATGACCGGGTCCTGGTGCCGCAGGATCCGAAACTGACATATTCTGTCGTTCTTCCGGATAAATGTTGCCCTGGTAGCATAAGCAGGAAAGTGCCATTCATCATTGTCTCCGCAGTAGCTTTCATCGATCACCCCGATAGAGTTTGCCATCAATATTCCGAAATGCTTAAATGTGCTGCTTCTGGGAGCCACGATAGCTTCATATCCCACCGGCAGTTCCATAGCTACACCCAGTGGAATCATCCTGTATTCCCCTTTTTCGATATGGACATCCTCCGCCGCCCGGAGGTCTATCCAGTCACCCTGGGATATCTCTTTTACAGGATCGATATCCGGTGTAAGATATTTGATTCTGATTCGTTTTGTTTTTCTAGCCGCCTCTCCCAATACCGCTGCAACTTCAGGAGACAAAACTTTCACACGTCTTTGCACCTCGTTATCTATGTTAAGCAGCTCCACCTTTTTCATATTCAGTCCTCCACCCAGCGGAATATGTTTGCGTACTTTATTCCGTTCTTCAGACACGCTGCATGACTTGCCATGTAAATATCTATATGTTTTCCTCGGACACCACGGTCTTCCACGATATATTCCCCGAATCCAGGGATCAGGATTCTTGTTCCCAGAGGCAGCGAACCGCAGGCTACGGTTCTGCCTTCTGCCGGCATCGTGCCGGATGCTGTCGGTCCTCCGGACCATCTCCCGCAACATTTTCTGCAATTACAGTAAAATGTCAATGTATGCTGTCCCAGCTGAACCCAATGTCCCTTTGGCATCCGCTCCATAAGTAATTCGGCAGGATCCTGCTGCCTGGTTTCTTCTCCTGTATCGGACCGAACCTCGACCGGAGTCTCACCAGCGATGCACACAATCGGTGCTCCTGCTGCCGCAATCAGAAGTCCAAGGATAATTCCGAACAGTATCATCAATCGTCGCATTTCACGCCTCCGTAGTTAAAATATTTCCAGGTGTCCGGTAGAACATAGCCATTTCACTCCATGAGAAGGCTCTGCCATTCTGCATAATGCACAGATTCCTGGTCTTTCTTCTCACTTTCGTTCTCTCCATCCTGGATTTCTCAATACCTTTGTCACGAACCCGGATATACATCACATCCCCTATACGCGTCCTGTCCTTCGACTCCTCTATCTCTCCCATGCGTATCGGATTATTTACCCTCGTTCCTACCATTCCCGGATAAACTCCTTCCGGATACTCTGGTCCTCCCGGTGTTCTCCAGAATCTCCTTCCCAGTCCTTTTCCTACCTCGATCATGCCGGCAGCTTCCATCTGCTCCATGTAATAGACAAGCACTCTCGGTTTCATCCCGCACTCTTTCGCGATATCCGTTACAATATGAGTCTGTCCTGTCTTCTCCATCCTCCGCATCGTCCGGAGGATTAACTCATGTTTCTTCCTGGTTTCCTCACATATCATGCTCTTAATAGTCTCCTTTCCGCGGGGAGTTTCCTCCCCGCTTTAGTCTCTGCCGTTCAATAGAGTGAGCCGTGATATATCAATCCTTCACAAGGATTCAAAGGTAATTCTTCCGAAAGAGCTTCATGAACATGTCGTGTCCGTACCGCTCCTCGAAATACATCTGGCCGATCTGCTTCAGCTTCTCATCGGCCTCATGATTCTCTCCATGGACTCCTTTCTTCCCTCGATGGCATTCCGGGCAGAGATGGACTGTCAGTCCGTATTTATCTGCAATCCTCCGATTTGCGGTCCCGTGGAAGATGTGATGCTTCTCCAGGTATCCCATCTTCCCGCACAGGTAACATTCTTCCGGATTCTTTTCTACGATTGACTTTTTCATCTCTCTCCCTCATAGCTATTCTTCTTGCTGCATCATTCATAGACTTCCGGAACATCCTGTCTCTGTCTGTGTCATACAGGAAACCTGCAGGATCCAGCGCATCCCGATAGTAGTGAAATGTATCCTGACATACTTCATCCCACAGGGATCCCAGGTATTCTCCGACATGGGAGTCCTCCCGGATGCTCCATGCAGCCTTCCTGACTTCCAGAAGTTCTTCCTTCGTCATGCTTCTTCTGTATCGCTCATGGTATAGGAGCGGCTGATAGCTATCTTTCCATCGCTCTTCATACGGATATCCCCTTTAATGCCGGAAAAGAGCTTAACTGACATTGATGTCATGGAACCGTCAATGATAAATGGCAGCGCACCTATGAGATAATCTGCAATCTCCGGTTCCTTCCCGAAGATTCTCTCAATGTGCTTCGCTGCATTTTTTCTCTTCTTTTCTTTTGCCCTGAAGCCTCTTGCTCCATCACATTCACAAAGATTCGTTGCATATTCGTCCAGCAGTCCCTGACCCATCTTTCCTCCGTCAGGCACTATCCTCATCTGTCCGCAGAATCGGCAGGCTCCCGTGGCCTCCGTGGTTCCCTCAGGCATCTCTCTTTTTTCGCTCATCGTGCTCTCCTTTCTTTCTTCGCTTTCGCTTTCGTCTCAGTGTCACCTCCGCAGCCTCCCAGTCCTCCGGAGACGGAGCTATCTTTACCATGTAGTACCTCTGGTACGGATAGCCGAGTTTGTCTGAGCCGTTATAGGTCAGGTCCGGCAGGAGTCGATATCCTGGTCTGGCTTTCGGTTCCATGGACCACATACCCTTCACATGCATGATTCTCTTCTCCGGCTGCGGATCGACCAGGTTCCGTGAACAGGAATATCTCTGTTTGAATCCTCCCGGCTTTTTATATGTCTTATCTGTCTCTTTTATGAGATACACTGCCAGCTTCTCATACTCACCTGTATCATCCAGGTCAACGTACTTTGGCCTCCCGGTTCCACCTGCTGCCCTCCAACACTTCCTTACTAGGTCATTGGTGGTGACCTTGCCATCATTTATCTGATTGATCACGATATGGTGATGTATGGCCTTGTTCTCATACTCTGTTACTAAGATGTATTTGTACGGGACCTTCCTCTTTCGGAATTCCTTCCGCATCCCCTGGTGGAACAATCTTATGATCTCCCGCGCTTCATCCGGCGTCGGCCTTCCCTGCTTTCCGTCATAGGTGAGGATGGTATGGACATCTCCCGGTCTGAAGTTGGCATTCAGTTTTCTCACCAGCTTCCGGGCCGCATACCTTGCATTGGCCTCCTCTATCTCTGCCGCACTCTTTTTTGCCCTGGTCGTTCCTGCTCCCCTGAGTCTCCTGGGGATATGCTTTATGATTTCGATGGTTGCCCCGCAATGATATTCCAGCTGCTCATATTCCATGTTGGGAAACCTCTAAAGTTAATCCGTTTGATCCAGTCAGAAAGCGGTCTTCGCCGCTTTTTTTGTTGCAATTCTGGATGGATGTTTTTATAATGAAAAGTGTTTATCAGCTGTGGACGAACTCCACAAGAAGCGCCTGCTGCCCGGCAGGCGCTTTTCCTTTACATACACATCACGGTCAAGGCAATTGCAGCCATTGCTGCTAAGACTTCGATGTATCCACTCCAGGAGTGTACAAAGTCTCTGAACGGGGTTTTCTCTTCCTCATGCACTTCGGGCAGATATACTCTGTTCGGATTCGTTGTAAGCGGGATATATTCCAGATTTTTCCGCACTCCTGACACAAAGCTTTCCTCGCATGTGGAAATCGTTTCATATCTCATAGTTGCCTCCTATTCCTCGATGACGCTGTATTCATAATGTAGAATCGGTCCATGCTCAAAGGTTGTCTCCGTCAGGATGGACCGTATCCTTGTTTTTGATGCTCTCCCCGGCAGTGTCCGCCGGACTATTTCTCCTGATTTCATATAGATTGCAATCTCTGTCCGAAGGGATGTCTCTTTCGCCGGTCTGCCGTTCCTGCGTTTAGATTTCATAACCTATAGCCTTCTGTTCCTCTCTTGCCTCCCGGAGCCACTGCTGGATTCTAAGAATTACTGTCCCAGGTGCGCTAAGCGGATTCTGCCGTATATATCTGATGCTTCTTACATCCTTATAGCCGAGTCTCCGTCTCAGGTCCTCGTCAGTCCATTTTCTCCTGGTCTTCAGCTCGTTCATCTGGTTCACAAACGCCAGCTTCGCTTCCTCTACCGAATCTGCTCTCTTCGTCATGGTCAGCCTCCGTTATCGTGCACTCTTCACTCCAGATGTTCTCCGGCATGAATTCTGTTATCAGCTTTCTATACAAGTCTGCAGAGCCTGCATCCTGTTTCCGGAATTCATACTCGATTGTCCTGATGACCTTCATGGTATCCAGACAAAGCGCCGCCGGGTCTCCATCAACGTTATAGGCCACCGCAGAACCATTAATCGTTATCATTAACACTGTTTTTCCGCCCCTTTCTTTCCGCTGCCATTCCGATCAATGCTGCCAATACCAACGGCATCGATTTTTTCCGCGTTTCTGCAAATATGTCGATCATCATTGACAGCATGATCATCTGATTTTCCTCTGGCAGACCCTGGAAGATTTCAATCATCTTGCAACCCTGGTTCATATAACTGTATAATTCACCATGAACCCTCTCCGGATCCTCGTCCCAGTCCGTTACTTTCGCCCAGTTGGTCCATTCCTTCTCGGAATTCCCTTTCTGTCTTTCCTCGCCTGTCATTAAATTGACCTGGACCTGGAATCCAGTTTCATCTCCCGGTCCGATTGTGTAACCTGCTGTCCATTCATCCAGCAGCTCCGCATCTGTACAGATTTCCTTAGGGCTTCCATGGCCTATCAGCTTGATTGCGTTCTTCCGCACAGCCTCCACTTCTTCCTGTACTCTTTTCAGTGTTATCATTCGTCCCCCTTATCCGGGATGATCATTGTGCATCCCGACATTAAAAGCTTCGTTATCTCCAGCATCGCCTTCCTGCAGCGGTTCCTGTCGCTGTACCAGGCTATCTCTTCCATGTTTCCGTTTCTGTCCTCTACATTGATTGTTTTGCCGCTTTCTCCGACTACAATCTGGACGATGTGTTCCAGGTTAATGATCCTGCTGCCGTTCTGGTTCGTAATGAATCTCATTACCATCCCTCCCTCCGGAAGTCATCGTCATACAGTTTCAGTACGCCTTTCAGGTTCCAGTCCGGATATTCACTCCGGATTACCGGATACAGGTCCACCTTATTGGCGTACCCATCAAACCTGACGGCCATCACCTCATCTCCATCCTTCCTACACAGCGTGGCCACATAGGAATAGAAGGTTGCCTTCTTCATTCTTCCCGAATCGCTCATGACGAAATCGGTGTATTCCGTTGGTTTTCTCATGCATGTGCCTTTCCGGCTGTCAGCTCGTTCAGCTCCACAGCCTCTGTTTCTTCAAACAGTTCCTTACTACCGACTTCCAGCAACAGGATCGGATGTTCATATGCTTCCGGAGACATCATCCCCATGGCGCTGATTCCATAGAAGCATCTCGACTTCGGATTCGCACATAAGATATAGACTTCCGTCTCATCCTTGAAGTTCAGCAGATAATCTACCAGTTCTTTTGTGGTCATAAGGTCCTTTCTGGGTGCTTGGGGAAGCACAAAATAATTACATTTGTGTCTAATTAAGACACTTCATCGGCAAAAAAAATATCGTTAACTCCAGCAGCATCCAGGTCATACTTTCTTTTAATGCTCATGATTTCTCCCTGGGTAAACTCAGCACCATTAGTTTCATTGATCTTCGCTGAGAACGTACTTCTAGCCATCTTCAAATAACTAGCCAGAGTTGCTCCCGTGTCACCATGAAGCTTCATTACCGATTCTAATTTGGCCTTATTCAATTTGATCCCTCCTATTCTTGTGTGTCTTCATAAGACACTTTCACAATATCATTGTTCATTTTACTTGTCAATATGCATTTCTGCTTTTTCGGACACTTTTATTGATTTTTCGTTTCCTCTGTTGTATTATTAAGACACTCTTAGCTAATTAGGAGAATCTTTTTGTAAAAGAGGTGATATGATGGGAATGAGTGAAAGGATTAAAGAACGTAGGCTTCTGATAGGTCTTACTCAGGAGGAGCTCGCGCAGCGCCTCGGCCTTCAGAAATCCGCTATCGCAAAATATGAAAATGGGCGTGTAAAGAATATCAAGCGGTCTATTATTGTCCACATGGCTCAGATTCTTGAATGCTCCCCAACATATCTTCTTGGCTTCGATGATGATACCAGCAAAGAAGCATCTCATATAATTGAGGTTCCTTCTTATGATAATGTCTCCCCCGTGGCCAAACGCTCTATTCCTGTCCTTGGCAAGATTGCCTGTGGGGAACCTATCCTTATGGATGAGCAGGTAGAACTCTATGTGGATGCTGCCGGCAAGTTCCAGTGCGACTACATCCTCTGGGCAAAGGGAGACTCCATGATTGGCGCCGGCATCCATAATGGCGATGCTGTATTCATCCGGAAACAGCCTACTGTCGAAAATGGAGAAATTGCAGCTGTAGCAATCGGTGATGAGGCTACCCTGAAGCGGTTCTACTTCTATCCGGAGAAAAGTATGATGATCCTCCGGGCAGAGAATCCTGCCTTCCAGGATATTATCAAGACGGATGATGAGCTGGCAGATGTGATAGTGCTCGGAAGAGCAATGTCTGTGCAGACGCTGCTGAAGTAAATAAAAAGCACCTGGTGGTTTTCTCCAGGTGCTAAAAATCATATATTTAACCAGGCAGCCGGTAGGGCGGCGCCATACTCCCGATCCTAGTCTTGCGGAGAGGGGGAATGCTTATGTCTTCTTATGAAGAATTAATGATTATGTTGACCTTCGGTCTTCTGATTGTTGCTATTCTGAATCTGAAAAAATAAGCAGAGCCGCTCTGACCTTGGGCAGTTGAAGCAGCTCTGCTAATTTAATTGCGCTGGATCGGGAAGCTGTGACCTTCCTTACCGGCTGTCTTGCTAAGTACATGATAACAAATTACTCCCTCGTTTTCAAGTTTTCGTAATAATTTATCATGTATTAATACCCTGAGTACAAGACCCTTCTTGTATTTTAAGAAATAGAGGGTCAATCATTTTTCTTGTGGGATTGGCCATGCCACACTATAGGTTGCTAATACCGTCCGCCAGCCTTGACATGAACCTCAGGCAATGCTTCAGGGTTATCACCCCGACGGCGACGAACTCAGG